CTGATCAAGAAACACAACATGCAAATCCCGATCATCGAATTTGGGCTGGACGACATCGTCCGCTCTGACCTGTGCGCAGCATGGTGCCGCGCCTTCTTTATGGAGAACCTGTGATGTCCCTATACCGCAACATGAACGCCCGGAAGAAAGCAGGCACGTCCCGCAGCAAGGCTAACAGCACTGTGTCGGACAAGACCTACAAGCAAATGCGGGAAAAGAAGGGCGGCTTCGCTCCAAAGAAAAAGAAATAGCCGTGTACGTCCTGATAACGAAACGCGGCTGCACCTTCTGTGAAAAAGCGAAGAACCATCTGGCCACCGAGGCGACCCCGTTCCTTGAGATCGACGTCACCGACAACCAACCGGCTCGCGACGCCCTTAGACAACTTGGGCACCGCACTGTCCCGGTCGTCGTACCGCTCGACCAAGCCACCGACTACGAAGGACTAATAAGTGCGCGCTCTGATTGACGCCGATGTGCTGGTGTACCAAGCCAGCCAAGTTGCCACCACGACAGCTGAGTTCAACTTTGAGGAAGACCTCGTGTTGTTTCCCAGCGTGTCGGTTGCTGAAGCGACGGACGTCTTCGACAACATGGTGCAGACGATCCGTGACGTGACTGAAGCGGACGAGCTGTACTTTGCTCTGTCGGATCGCACGAACTTCCGCAAAGACCTGTACCCGGAATACAAGGCCAACCGCAAAGGCGAGAAGCCCATGGCGTGGTCGGCCTTGCGGGCCCATGCGTCCGACAGGTGGCACGCTGAGTGGCTACCGGGACTGGAAGGTGACGACGTCATCGGAATCAACAGCGGCCCCGGCACTGTTATCTGGAGCATCGACAAAGACATGCGGACCCTGCCCGGCCTGCACGTCGACATTGCCAGCGGCGACATCATCGAGATCACGGAGCAGGAAGCCCTGCGGAACTGGATGATGCAAACCCTGACGGGCGACGCCGCTGACAACTACCCCGGCGCAAAGAACATCGGCAAGGTCCGTGCCGAGCGCCTGCTCGAGGACGTCGAGCCCACGATCGAGGCCATGTGGCCAGTTGTCGTGTCGACGTTTGAGAAGAGCAAACAGACTAGGGAGGAGGCTGTGACCATGGCCCGCCTCGCACGCATACTGCACCCCACTGACTACGCAGAAAAGGAGGTCCGACTGTGGACACCCCCGACCTTGTGAATGAACCGCCGCACTATACGAAAGGTTTATCCACGTTTGAGTATATCGACAGCTGGAACATGGAATACGCTGAAGGCTGTATCATCAAGTACGTGACCCGCTGGAAGTACAAGGGCGCGCCGCTGCAAGACCTGCAGAAGGCACGCTGGTATCTCGACAAGCTGATCAAAGAAGCGGAGACGTGGAATGTTTAGTCTCGTCGCAAAATTCAACAAACTGGCCGAGCAGCCATACGACGGCACTGTCTCACTGCAGGATGGCGATGCTGTCGCGCACCGCATGAAGCTGATCACCGAGGAATACGTTGAGCTGGTCGAGGCGTCGCGTGCTGCGCTCATTGACGACACGCCTGAGAACAGAGCGCACGTGCTCAAAGAGATCATCGATCTCCTGTACGTTACGCTGGGGATGGGTGTCGTGTTTTACAAGCGCGACGTGTGCCGTGATGCGTTCGAAATCGTACATGACAACAACTTGGACAAGTTGCGCGACGGTATAATCAAAGATGAAGATGGAAAAGTTTTGAAGCCCGAGGGCTGGAAACCAGTCGACCTAAGGGAGCTCGTGGCTGATGACTAAGAACACTTACTTTCGCAACTCGTTTTCTGAGGACATCTTCCGGCAGAAGTACCAGCTGGAAGACGATGAGACGTGGCCAGAGCGGGCACGGGCTGTCGTCGAAGATGTGGTGCAGGACAACCTGACTGCTGACGAAAAAGACCAGCTGACACAGTACATCACTGACATGAAGGTGATGCCCGGCGGGCGCTACCTCTACTACGGTGGCCGCACCAACAAGTTCTTTAACAACTGCTATCTACTCAAAGCAGAAGAAGATACGCGCGAGGACTGGGCAAATCTCAGCTGGTCGGCAGAGAGCTGTCTTATGACCGGGGGCGGTATCGGCGTCGATTACTCTGTGTATCGACCCAGCGGATCGCCTATCGAGCGCACGGGTGGGACAGCATCCGGGCCGATCCCGAAGATGAACATGATCAACGAGATCGGTCGTCGTGTCATGCAGGGCGGTAGCCGTCGCAGCGCCATCTATGCGTCGCTGAACTGGCAGCACGATGACGTTCATGACTTCTTGGTGGCAAAAGACTGGCAGAACATGCCGATCGCGGGCACCGACAAGACCTTGTGGGACGTCAAGCAAGAGGACTTCAACTTCCCCTGCCCGCTCGACATGACCAACGTGTCGGTGAACTACGACACCGCGTGGCTCGAGAGCTACTGGAAGACCGGCGAGGTCGGCGACGTGTTCCGCAAGAACGTAGCGCAGGCACTGAAGACCAGTGAGCCGGGGTTCAGCTTCAACTTCTGGGACAAAGAGAGCGAAACGCTACGCAATGCCTGTTGCGAAGTTACCTCGAGCGACCCCCACGACGTATGCAATCTCGCGAGTGTTAACTTCAGTCGTATCGCAGACATTGAAGAGCTCAAGGACGTTGTGCACCTGACCACAAAGTTCCTGCTTTGCGGTACGATGCGGGCCGATCTGCCGTACTTCGAGGTCTACAAGACGCGCGAAAAGAACCGCCGACTTGGCCTTGGCATCATGGGCCTGCACGAATGGCTGATCGCGCGTGGCTACCTGTACGAAGTCACGCCTGAGCTGCACCAGTGGCTGTCGGTTTGGCGTGGCGAGAGCGACAAGACGGCGACGTCGTTCGCTGACTTCCTTGGCGTCAACAGACCTGCCGGCGTGCGGGCCATTGCTCCGACAGGAACGATCGGCATTCTGGCTGGCACTAGCACCGGCATCGAGCCGATCTTTGCCACTGCCTACAAGCGGCGTTACCTCGTTGGCGGCACTGAATGGCGCTACCAATATGTCGTCGACAGCGCTGCTGAGCAGCTGGTCGAGATGTACGGCCTTAAAGACCCAGACAGCGTCGAAAGCGCTATGGACTTGGCCGCACAGCCAGCCCGCCGCGTAGCGTTTCAGGCTGATGTGCAAGACTACGTAGATCAAGCGATTAGCTCGACGATTAACTTACCTGCGTGGGGCACAGACTTGAACAACGAAGACTGTGTCGACGACTACGCAACACTGTTCGCGGACTATGCTCATCGACTCCGGGGCATAACCGTGTACGCAGACGGGTCGCGCGGGGGACAGCCTCTGACCCCAGTGCCTTACTCTGAAGCGAAGGCGCATGAAGGCGAAACTTTCGTCGAAACGCACGACGTCTGCGACATCACCGGGGGTGGCTCATGCGGGATTTAGGCCCTGCAGTCACCCCGGTGATCACACAGGAGCTGCTCGACTACTTGCGCGAGCAGTATCCTGACCGTGTCCCCAGCATCGACAACAGCGACCGGCAAGTCTGGTCGCACGTCGGTGCTGTGGGCGTGGTGCGGCATTTGGAGTCACTCTTCGAAGAACAAAACCGCAACATTTTGAGGATGTAAGCATGTGCCTTTTCGGTGGCGGATCAGCACCGCCGGAACCTAAGCCAATCACTGCCCCACCGCCGACCCCAGCGCCCCCTGTGCTAGAGCAAGCAGCTCCAGCTAAGGCAGCACGGGCTAAGCAGAAGGCACGGTTGAAAGACCCATACGGCGCTCAAGACGGTAGCGCCCGCGCCCTTCGTATCCGCCGGCCTAGCAACGCTAAGGTCAGCATGCCCAACGTAAACACGTCGGGTGGCGGAATGGGCGTCAACGCAGGAAAGACCAAGTAAACATATGCACGACGGCATGACTTGTGCCTCGCGCTATGAGAAGCTCGCTGCCACCCGAGAGACTTACCTCGAGCGGGCACGAGAGTGCAGCAAACTCACCCTTCCCAGTATCATCCCACCCAGCGGCCACAGCTACGCTAGCCGTCTGCCGACACCTTACCAAGGCATCGGTGCGCGTGGGGTGAATACTTTGTCGGCAAGGCTACTTCTCAGCCTTCTGCCGCCGAACACACCCTTCTTCAGACTGACCCTGAGCGACTTCGAAGCACAGGAACTAGCACAGCGGCCAGACGCCCGAGGCGAGATCGAGGCAGGCCTGAGTGCAATCGAGCGCGCAGTCATGGAAGAAGTCGAACAGAGCGGTCTGCGGGCCCCTCTCTTTGAAGCGCTCAAGCACCTGATCATCGGGGGCAACGTGCTCCTGTACCTGCCAGCTAGCGGTGGCATCCGTGTCTACGGTCTGGATCGCTACGTGGTGCAGCGTGACGAGAGCGGCAACGTGCTCGACATCGTCATCAAGGAAATGGTGTCGCCTCTTGTGCTCGACGACGAAGTCGCAGCGCTTGTGACCGACAAGAAAGAAGGCGAAGACGTCGCTGTCTACACCAAGTACTACCGCGACGGTAAGCGCTGGCGGCTGTACCAAGAAATTGACGGCAAGATCATCCCCGGCTCCGAGGGCTCATGGCCACTCGACAAGGGTCCGATGATGGCCCTGCGCTGGAACCGTATCGACGCCGAGAGCTATGGCCGAGGCTACGTCGAGGAATACTTGGGCGACCTGATCAGTCTGGAAGGACTGTCGCGTGCAATCCTCGAGGCCAGCGCAGCTGCATCCAAGGTGGTTTTCCTTGTGCAGCCGAATGGCGTGACCCGCATGCAAGACCTTGCGGAAGCTGAGAGCGGTGACTTCAAGTCCGGTGTCGCAGCCGACGTGTCGACGCTGCAGGTGGCTAAGCAGGCTGACATGGCAGTAGCCGCTCAGACTGCGCAGCGTATCGAGCAGCGGCTGAGCCAAGCGTTCATGCTGTACGAGAGCATCACCCGCGACGCTGAACGTGTCAGTGCGACAGAGATCAGCATGCTGGCGCAGAGCCTCGAGCAGACCATCAGTGGCCTGTACAGCAACCTTGCGCAAAGTCTGCAGCTCCCACTGGTCAAGCGCCTGATGGAACGGATGCAGAAACAGAAGCGACTGCCAGCACTGCCCGACGGTGTGATCCAGCCGAGCATCGTGACCGGCACTGCAGCGCTGGGTCGAGGCAACGACCTGAACAACCTGATGCAGTTCATGCAGACGGTCAGTGCTCTCGGGCCGGGCGTGCTCGACCAGTACATGAACATCGACGAGTTCATCATCCGCACAGGTGCCAGCCTTGGCATCGATATGGGCGGTCTAGTCAAGACGCGCGAGCAGATCGCGCTTGAACAACAAGCAGCCATTGAGGCGCAGCAGCAGGCCCAGCTTGCACAGGTTGCGTCGGCTGCAGCTCCGAACACCGTCAAGGCGGTGGCCGAGCAAGCTAACCAACAGCAGTAAGAGGCACCTATGGGCGAGACCCAACAAACTACCCTGCCATTCCCAGAGGACACGCAGCCTACTCTCGAGGAGTCCGAGGCGCAGCTTGTCGAGGATGGCGTTTTGCCGGCTACTGAGGACGACACAGCACCGTCGTCCGAAGAACCAGCAGCCGAAGCGCCGGCAGAAGAGCGACCGGAATGGCTACCGGAGAAGTTCAACAGCGCTGAGGACATGGCCAAGAGCTATGCCGAGCTGGAAAAGAAGCTGAGTCAGCAAAGTGAAGAACCAGAGCAGCCAGAAGCTGAGTCTACCGAGCAAGCACCCGCTGTCGACGGGCTCATCGGCGACGCAGAGCGCGAGTTCCTCGAGTCAGGAGAGCTGTCCGAGGCGACGTTCGATGCGCTTGAAAAAGCAGGTATCCCCCGAGCTACTGTCGAGGCGGTGCGGGACATGCGCATGCGAGAAGCAGAGGCCAACCGACAAAACATCGTGAACGAATTTGGCGGCGACGACCAAGTCAACGCGATGCAGAACTGGGCGGCTGACAACTACGACGACGGCATGATCGAGCGGCTGAACGGCATGCTGAACAGCGGCGACTACGCGCAAACGCGCATGGCCATGGCGACGATCAGCAC